CTTCTTGTTAGCCTCGCCAAATTGAACCCGGGTAACGTTAGCCACATGGTTAGTAGTGGTAGCCGCCATCGAGTTAGCAGACCTGCGAGAGCGGTCTAATACAGACTTGCTAGCCTTTCTACCTGTGTAGTGCAATTGAGTGTAAGCGGCATCGGCAACTTCTTTGCCATTCTCAGACCCTTGCATTGAAACAACCATCGCAGAGTTAATCTCGTCAACGTACTGACTTTTAAATGATGATTGAATGCCTTTGTAAGTAGTCCACGACTTATCTCCCTGCTGAATCGGCGTAGCAATTACAGCTTGATTAACATCTGACTTTTTAGGCTCGTTAATATCAACATCTGACTCGATAGCAACATCTAGCGCCATAGTTGAAGCGGCGACCTCTTCACCGCTAATAGCCTTCATACTTACGTTGAAGTCTTTTAGATACTCGCCATACTCGAAGTTAGTCAGCTCGCTTATATCCTTGAGAATCTTCTCCTGTCGCTTTGCGGTTATCGTTTTATCGTAGTAAGGCCGCAATATATCCTCAATGCCAGATTCAATGCGCTTAATGTAAGGAACGATATCAGCACCGACCTGTTTAGCTACTCGCTGAAGGTCTGCGGTTTGCTGTGCTGCTATTGTTGTAAGGATTTCTAGCTCTGCCATTTTTAGCGCCGTTTTTAGGTGATAGCTAATTATACACTGATAGGCACTGGTCGTACCACATGGCAATAAGTAACGTGTTAACGTGGGTTAAATTAATAAGGAGTTAGAGATGAAAACAATTATAGATGCGGTTAATGAGTTCCAAGGGGTTTGGCCAACATATGAAGGGTTAGATGTCTTAGCTATTGCGGAATGCATTAAGGTGAGCGGAAGCCATGCCTGTGGAGACATGGTTGATGTTGTTATCGGATATGACGATAGATATTATGACGAAATTTGCAGGATAGAAGAATTCAACGCCATGGTAGCCGAAATGTCAGAAGGGTTTGAAGAATACAAGCGGGAGTATGAAATGGATAAAACTGTGACTGTAGATGGAATGGTTTATGAGCTTGGCGGGCTTTACAAGTCACAATGCGGCGACATAGTTGGTCTACTTAGCGTTGATATGGGGCGTTTTACCTGTGTGGTGCTTGGCGGTGGTAGGCAGTCATATGGGAGGATTACGGCTTTAACAATGGATAGTCTTGGCGCTATCACCCCCGCACCTGTTGAGCTTGTTGATGGCAAGGCTTATATGCTTGATTATTCAGACGTAGGCTCTGCAGTTGGGTTTTATGATAAAGAAATAGACTCATTTTGCATACTTAGCATTGAGATGGAAGCTGAATATTGCACAAACATAATCCCGCTAGTGCCAGAGGTGAAGTGATGAAACTACAATATAGAAACAGAGACAACACGCGTAACTGGTTAAAGTATTTGAGCATGGGAGGTTAGAGTGGAGATTTGGCATAACGTAAACCTAACGGTGTTTGTTATAGCGGCAACCATGATGCTTATCGATGTAATTGTATTCAGCAAAAGGGAGTCACCAAGAATAATATCTATACCTGGAAGTATTTCCGCTTTATTTTTAACGGCAAGCTTTCCGCTGTATATAGTTGCAAGCATCTGGACTTAAAAAATAAGCCCTCAATTAAGAGGGCTTTTTATTGATAGTTGCTTAGTTGTTATGGCTTCCACGACTTGGAATAATAATCTATATCCTCAGTCTTAATCACTCCGCGCTTAATTGATAGGTTGCCAGATAGGCAGCATCGAATTGAAACAGCCTCTACCTCACCAATAGGCTTTAGCACTGATAGCGCATGACCTCCAGTTTGATGCTGGGCGCAAATCCAAGTCTCAGCATTAACCTCGTCGATAAATGCATTTAGATCAGGATATATCCTATTGAAGCACTTTACTAAAAGCCACCTGTAAATATTATTTACCATAAACAACGGTGTTTCTACCTAGAATAGCTAAAGATTGTCGCAACAAGTAACCCTCAAGCATCCAGATTTTATTCTTTGCATTGTCACGCGCTATCTTGCGACCTAAGTCGGCGTCAAAATTTTCAGGAGACGCGCACGCTGACTCACCGTGAACAGTAAACCCGTTCTCAAGAGTCAACAGACAAGAAGTGAATGTTGACCCTTCAAAAACGTGATATTGCTCTGAAACAATAACAGACTCGATATGTTCTGGCGTAACTCTTGAGGCTGTTAGACCCTTGTTTTTAATTTCTTCTTCTATAGCTTGATCATTCATATTGTTAATCCTTCATATTCATAAGCCACGATTGGCAATCTTATTGTATCACAATCTTGATTGTCGCTGCTACATCTTGCCTATCATATCAACTTGCAACTTAGCCTGTTTAATATCGATGTCAGCATCGTAACGCTTAGCGTCAACCATAACTTTCACGCGGTCAGTCTCTGCGTTGTAGGTGTCAACCTGCTTATCCATAACATCAGCTTGAGCCTTAATCATTTCAGCCGCAGACGTGTCAGCCTGAGTGATAGCCTTGTTGTAACAGTAGGTATCAATCTTGTTGCGAAGTTCGCGAGAGAAACCTTTAACAGCCATGTCGCGCAAACGTGGATCACGTAATTCTTTCGTCTTAATAGCCGTCTTAATGTAAAGCGACTTGTTACGGAGAATAGGGATCAAGCGGTCTGTAAGGGCTTGAGCATCTGAGTTGTCTGGGTTTGAAACATAACCGTCTTGAGCTTCAAAGCGGAAATCTTCAGGTAAGTACTCAACGTCATCATAGCGCTGACCATCTACATCGCCAAATGCGAATGACGGTAGTGATTTAGAAAAGCCTGCCGCTTGGTCTGTTTCTTCAATAACCATGTCAACAAGAGTGTGTACGTCTTTTAATAGTGTGGCGCTTAAGGCAAATGAAATCAATGCGCCAGACTGGTATTGCTATCTGGGTGGTGCACTTTTAATGCTTCTAGTCTTTTCGCTTCCATTATACTTACTAGTAAGCATTTGGATTTAGTAAGGTGAGCCCTCAATTAAGAGGGCTTTTTATTTACTCTTGGCCAGACCTTAGCGCTTCAAGCTCAGCCTTAAGTTGTGCGACTTCCTCGCTATCACCTGTAAGACTTTCGCCATCCTCTAGCAGCTTTTGCTTAATCTGCTCATCATCAAGTTTGGTTAATCCAGCGCGTCTAGCTGACTCATTTAGAGTCTCGCTAGGTAGCACACCACCTTGCACCATAGCCATTTGAGCGTTTAGCATTTCAGGCGTCATGTCATCAGTGATGAACTTAGAGTTAACCTTGTACGTGCTTTCCTGTGCATCACCTGCAAACATAGCGCAATACTCCATGTTAAGGTTAAGCCCTTCGCTGGTGTTGTGGGATATTCTAGCCAATGTAGATAAAGACGATCCTGCTTCTATCTTCTTCTGCCCTAGCGTCATAGTTGAGTTGGACGGGTTAACAATCTGCGCCCCTGCCTTAATCATTCTGTCTTCATCGCGCAACATCTCAGAAGGGATTGCGCCAGTAGCTTCAAGTTGTAGTAATTCAACCTTGTCTTTAGATTGAAGCATGTTAACGCCACGCGCACCCGTATCTAGCCCGGCAGGATTCATTGAATCGAATTGCTGCTTATCCATATCGGTAAAGACATTAGTCATGCCTTGACCATGGTAATACAGGTTATCCCTGTTATCACAATCTAGTCTGAAGTGGCCTAGATTGATATGAGCAATATCAAACATTGGAGGCTTTGAATACTCAGGAGTATTTGAGTCCGAGCCATAAATCACAAACGGGATGAAGTTTATCGGCTTACCGTTAGCTCGAGGAATTGACATTTCAATCAACTCATCCTTGTCATTGTAAAGCAGATTTTCATAAACGCCATTATTCAAAACTAACTGACGAATATACTCTTTACACTCATAACCGTAATCACCTGATTTAACGGTGTGATGCTCAGCAAGCCTAATATCAACCATCTGGCCATTCATCACCACAATCATTTTAACATTACAGGCATCGTAAGAAATCATCTTGGGACTAAACACGCCGCTTTCTTGCTGCGCCATTGTTAGAGATGCATCAGTGCTAGGCATATCGCTAAGAACACCGTAACGACCGTTAAGAATTAGTTGATAAGTAATCTTTTGCGCTAACCCATCAAGCGACAAACCAGAGCCGTTAACGTCTTCCGCTATCACTTCCATTTTTGGTGACAACTCAGACTCAGCCTGGTTAGACCAAATCATCCCATGAAACGATTCAACTGTTCTGCCTGTAGCAT